TCTTGGAATGCCGCTGGTGGCATATCTAGTCTTACTCTACCAACACCTGCTGGATTAGAAGTACGAATGATTGAATCTGGACCCATAGGAAGGTCAACAACATCAGATGGAACAACCAATGGTGCTTGGATTGACTTCTCTGCTGCTTCCATAGCAAGGTTAGCAAAACGAGCACGGGCAAGTTGTACATAGAGTACATCATCAAACTGTCCGCGCATTTCATCGTCAACTGTAGGACGCTTTGCAATGTAGACAGTCATCTTACCAAGAAGGTTAGGTGCTGCGTTTAGAACAAAGTTACTTCTGCTAGGTAGGTAAAGAACAGTAACTTCTTTATCGGTATAGCGAATCATCTCAACCATTGAGTTTGTATCTTGGTTGAATCCGTCACGTCCGAGTAGGAACGGTGCGTACTCAGGATACTCTACTGCAAGTTCACCGATAGTCTTATAGTAACGCTTTGCGTATGCTACGCATCTACCAAATCTATCAAAGTCTGGATAGACACCCGTAGGGTCTTCTACGCGAATACGGGGTAGGTTTGCCTCAAAGTCTGGTTCGACGTGAATTGGTAGGAATCCATAAGTGAAATACCAATCAGCACCCGAGTACATTTGAGACTGTAGACGTGAGTGATAGATGTAATTGTTTGCAATCATCGTACGCTTGTCAGCAAATGTTCGGGCTTTGTCGTTATTAACGTTCATTGCTGAACAGTTAAAAGATGGTAATGGTGCTAGTACTTCAGCCAAGTCTCGTGCGGCAACATCAACAAAGTTGGCAACCATGGCTTTGTCCATACCTTCAGGGAACAGGTCTGGGTAGATTTCACCCATATCTCCCTTGCGTACGGCAAGGATATCCGACATGCGCGCATCGCGGTCAGAGTTACGCATCTTAATATTATCGACGCGCCGCGCTATAGAGTGGATATCAAATTCCATTATAGTCCTATTCGTACATAGACAACTCATAATCGTTCACATTAACTGTGTAACGGTTATCTAGTTGTCTTCTTGTAGCCCATCTATTTGAGATGTGGCTTTGGTTGATGCTAGCATTGCTTATCATTTCTCTGGCACGTAGTTCACAGAACCAAAGAGCCATCACACAGTCGGTCTTGCCTCTAGTATCAGGAGTCCAGGTTATGAGTTGCTGGATTAGAGCCTTGATACCTTCAGAGTTATCCTGTGACGGTAATTCTATTAAGTTATCTTTTTGATGTACATTGTTTCTCATAGTGCCAAACAACCCACTCAAAGCCGCTACGCCGAATGCAGTATCCCATTTGTTCTTACCAGTAAACTGGCTGGAGAACCTGACTCCGTTAGAAGCCAAGTAAGAACGCAGGTCATCATCTAGGGCGTATGCCTTCTGGTGTGCGTTGATTTCAATACGTAATTCTTGTGGATGGTACAGGTTAGTCCAGTCTTCAATCAACTGGCGAATCTTCTGAGGTGTCGGGTCTGACATATTGATACAGTCAAGTACATACCTCTTGCGGGTGTTACGGTCTACCGTCATCATAACAGCAGCAGTATTACCAGTCATAGCAGGGTCTAGCCCCATTATGGTATACCAAGAACCATACTCGGTAGGATGCCCCTTAGCGCCAGGCTTTAGAGGTCCCCTTCTCCTGAATCTGTTAATCGTACCCTGAACACATACAGGGGAAAATATTGAATCCTCTTGGACATCTTGCTGTTGATACACAAGCGCCCAGGCCGACGGGCTGACTTCGGAACGTCTGCGAAATAGTGCTGGCCCATCCCATTTAGGATAAAGGCCATTCTCGTCAGGTTGTATATCCTCATCTGAGCCTTCCCAAGGAATGTGACTTTTAGGCCATAGGGTAACCCAGTCTTCAGGGTCTTCATCTAACTCTAGAACCGCTGGCATAGAAAAATACGTGAAAGGAGTCTTGCCGCTTGTCCAGTGTTCACCATTGCGAATCTCTCGGTATAGGTCATTAGATGCTATACGAGTTCCTACAATAAGCAGTTTACCAGAATCACCAAGACGGGTAACTACATCTCGCTGGAGCCAGATGAGTTGCTTTTCCCATTCGTGTGCGTTGGATGTCGTAACAACGTCATCAAGGATAATGAGATTTGAGCGTGCTCCTGTAATCTGTCCACCAATACCAAGGGCTTGTACTGTCGGGTCTTTCTCCGTTGAGTCGCGGCTGAGATAAATCCTGTCAGCCTTCCAAGTATCGGCATCTTCTTTCCATCCCCCACTGCTGCCATAGACAGCCTGTAGTTTTGACCAACGCTCGTGGCTCAACCGCTGCTTGATGGAGTAGAGATACTCTTTAGCGCGTTCTTGAGTCTTAGAGACAATCGTAATCTTGATATTCGGGTCCATCGCAATTCGATAGACGCAGTAGTTAACTGTGATGACTGTTGACTTGGCATGTTCAGGGGGTACGTTTATTAGTAACCGTTTAGCGCTGGCTGGCTCATAAGTCATCGAAGGATGTATGTAGGACGGCTCGCGCCCCTCAAGGACATCTATCCAGGACCTGTGATGGGGGAAGATAGGGGAGTCTAAGAACTCAGACGAGAACTCCTCGAAACCTATCTTAAACTTTGCATCCCCCGTTACAATGCTGAGGGTACGCTCGCCTTCAATCCTGGCGGCTTCAAGTTGTTTGATGAACTTTTCATCTTTGCGCCAGTCTTTCATCACGTCAGGCTTCCTGCCAGAGCGAGCAATCGCATCCTGGAGGTCTAACCCTTGACGGACAAAATCTAATACCTTGGCCTTAGCCTCTCGGAGTTTAGCCACATTGTGGTGCTCTTGACCACCCTTAGCAGCCATATAAAACCTCCGTTATAAAATCCCCCTTCGCTCAGCGCCTTCAGGCGCTTCGCTACCCCCTTGCGAGGCAGCCCCTAGGCTGCCGAGCCAGAAGGATAAACTCACTAGGGACTTCCGTTCGTTTATCCTTACATATATACTAACCCGTTCAGATACCAAAAACGAACGCTTCGTTATCAAATTGTTATAATTATATGTACAATACGGACATTTGTATGCCCAAATACTGGAAAAATATTATAGGCGGAGAGTGTATACCAATGGCTCCGCCATTTAAAGCATTGGGGTCGCCCTAGCGACCACGAAGGCTTTTTGCTTTCGCATAGGTAAGGCTCTGTGCGGAAGGAACTATCGGAGTGCGAGCGAGCGCCAGCGAGCGAGCGCGTTTTAAAACCGATTTCCACCGATTAACTAGGCGGTTTGTGTGGGGCGATAGTCCTGCGCAGGGGTTGTGCCTGAGCGTGAGCCTGTACGATTATCGTACGCCTAGCGCGGTGATTTGACTCTATGGGGGGGTTCGTGTATTCTTGGGGTACTGGTTGAACAATGGGTTCAACCAAGATAAAGGAGAAAGTAAGATGAAAAGTAAGTCATCAAAAGTACTTAGTTCGCTTGATGTTGTTAATGTTGAACTACGCGTTTCATTTGAGGCAGTAGTTAATCTTGAGGCTGAAGTTGCCGTCTATGAGAAGGCGCTCAAAATGCTCAAGGCTGGCACGATTTCTGTACGCGGTCTGAAATTAACTATTGAGAGCGCTCAGGATAAGGGCGCGCTCCCTACGATTAAGCCTTCAACTGCTCAATACTTCCTGCTCTCAGGAGAAGTTCGCGCTCTCGCTGGTGGCAAGGATAAACCATTGAAAGAAGTTCTGAACGCCACGATTCAGGCCAAGCGCGCGTTTGGTAAAAAGGCTGAGGAAGTTATCGCTGAATCCGCTTCGTTCGCTGAATTGGTGAAGGCAACGCCTAAGCAGGGCGAGAAGGCTAAGGCAGGGCGCAAGGCTTCGCCCGTTGCTGAAAGTGTGGATTCCTTCGTGTCGCTCTTTATGGGCGCGAAAGGTCTAACTGATTTAAAGGTTGAGAATATTGACCAATGGAACTCGTTTCTAAACCTTGTCGGCAATATTTCCGCCTACAATAAGCGAAACCACCCCGCAGTAAGGGCTAAGGTTTCCGCCTAAGTTCCAAGCACTAGAGCGCCTACCCTTAGCGGGGTGGGCGCTTCGTGCTGCCCGTATCTTGATCAAGATTAGAACAAATGTTCTACCTGGATCACGCTTCTGCCCACGCGCCAAGCGCGCCGAAAAAAAGTTTGTGTAGAGATAGCTTGCTATCTCTACAAAGAAAGGTGCGCGAAGCGCTCCTTTTGCTTTTGTCTTTGCTGAGGCCGAAGGCCGAAGTGTTTGTGTTGGCTCGGCTCGACATC